TTCCATTCCTAACTGTGTTTTTTGAGATCCTGTCATTATTTTTTTAGCTTCTTCTTCTGCTTTTGCATTAGCTACTTTTATTTGCTGTGCTTTTATTTGATCATTAGCTTTTTTAGAGTTGGTAAGATTTTGCATTAATGGAGTTCTTTTCATTATATCTTGTCCATCTATATCTCTTTTTCCTGTAGGATTTATACTCCAAGCATCTATTACTTTATCATTTAATCTCTTAACCATAATATTTCCAAAAGCTCCTCCTGTTGGAGTTGTAGATAAACCAAGTTTAAGAGCATCTATTTCTGCAGCAGTTGCTGCTCCTACTCCTGTTGCACCTGCTCTTCCTTCATCTAAAGTTGCTTGCATATATCCTGTGTCAGGATTTCTGTTAAATATAATACTTCTACCATCTGCTGTTTGTGTTTGTGTTTGTGCTTGATTGTTATTAGTCATAACATTATTCATATTAGTACTACCTGTAACATTAATTGTTTGAGTAGGTGTTTGAGTAGGTGCTTGACTTGCTTGTCCCATAGTCCCTACAGGAGAAGTTCCTGTTGGCACATTTACACTCATTGGTTGCATACTTTGGAAAGGAGATCCTGTTCCTAAAGCTCCACCATACATTAATGATTGTGGCATACCTGCTACTGTGCTAGGTCTAGTTGCTAATGCTTGATTGTATATATTTTGCAAATTAGATTGAGCTGCAGTTCTTAAAGGTGCAGGCATAAGTTGTGTTAATTGCTGTCTTAAAGAAAGTTCGTTTTCACTTCCTTGATAAGGATTGCTTTCTGTTCCTCCAATATAGTTAGTATATATTTGTTGTTCTGCAGGAGTTAACTGAGCAGGTGACATTCCACTAATTATTTTTTGTTTCACTTGTTGAATAGCTCCAAGACCTGCTTGCAAATCTCCAATGTAATTAGGTTGTCCACCTAAATATTGTTGGAATCCAAATGCTCCTGTACCACCCGGAATTGTTCCTTGTGGTTGAAATGTTCCCATTCTGCTAGATAATAAATATGCTTCTTGTGCTAATTGTAATGGAGTTTTGTACAATCCTCTCATTAAAGGAATACCACCACCCGGCATTGCTGCAGGTAATGCTTTTCTATAATCAGATAAAGGAACTCTTGACAATGCTTGTTGTTGCAAACTTCCGGGCATAGGAACTCCGGGTGCCATTAAACTTTGACCTAAAGGAAATGATCCTATTCCTGCACCTGTTCCTCCAATAGCTCCAAATCCTGTAGCAGTTTTACCTGTAACATCAGGAGGTTGTAATGTTGGGTCTGTAGGATCTTGTGTTAATCTATATCGTTTATATTCATTAAATTTATTATTTGTTTCAGTTGGATCAGTTAATGTTAAAGCAGGTTTGGGATTTCTTTTTCCATTTACAACTTCAAAAACATCTAATTTAGTAATTATTCCGGTTTCGTTCATTTCGAAATCAAATTCTACTTTGCCATCATCTAGGCCTTTAAAATTATATCCACCCTGATCTGTAGGAGCTTGCAAAAATGATTTTACAAGATCTTTACTTTGTTCTTTAAAAGCTTGCATTGATTCAAATTCAGGCACTCCTAATTCTTTTCTTCTTAATTCATCATACTGACTTGTAGGAGTATCTATTGTAACTAATTTTCCTGTGTCAGGATCTACATAACTTCCACCAAAAGCTCTTCTTTCTGTAACTCCTTCAGTTTCTGCAATAGAAGGAGCAGGTGTTTGTGCCATTCCACCTATTGGTGTTGGTGGAATATAAGCAGGTTTAGTTGGATCTTGAATAGTAGCAGGGTCTTTAACTGCAATTGGAATATTTTTATCTTGAACATTAGATGCAACATCAGTTTTTTTCGATTCGTTAAAAGATCTTGTATAATTTGGATATGATTTTCCTCCTATATTTACAGTATATTTAGTTCCTAAATCTGCACCTAGAACAGTATTAGCAGGTATTTTGTCAAATCTGAATTTTCCGGTTTCAATATCAATTATAGGAGCATATTGTATTGCTTTATCATAATCACCTTTTGCTTCCCATGTAAGAAATTCTAAAACTCCTTTTCTTTCCCACATACCTGAACCATCATTTTTTGCATACATGTTATCTATTTGGTTTTGCCATTCTCCTTTAGCATCTCCATTAGATCCCCAAAGTGTACTAAAAAAATCATTGTTCACATACCAACCATATCTTTCGTCTGCAGTCATATCTTTTGGAAATTCAAGAATTACAGGAAGATTCAAGTCTGATCTAACAAACTCTTGATTTAAATTTCCAAGAAACGAAGTTAACTGAAAAGCTTTATCTCTTCTTGCTATATATCGTAATCCTGACGATTGTGCTTCATAATACTTTGGTGGTGCCATTGTTTTTCCTTTATCTTAATGCTTGTCTTCTAATTCGTTCTTCGTCACTCATTGCTCCGGGTCTTGGAGTTCCGGGTGCTACCATTCCTTGAGGAGGTGTAGGTTGTGGAGGTGGCCCGCCCATCATTGCATTAGGCATTACTCTAGGATCCATGCCTCTAGGCTGTTGTGGCTGTGGAGGCTGTGGAGGTTGAGCTGCCTGTTGCAACTGTTGTTCTGATTGCAATCGTTTTGTTTGCTTTTCATTCATCATAGTAATAAGTTCACCATAATAGAACTGAGCAAGGTCGGGTCTGCCTCTATCTTCTGCTGATTGTAGTAAAGTCCAAAGTGCAGCTTCAGGTAATATTCTTTCTGCTGTTTGTTCTTTAATAGCATCATCTATCATATCTGTATCTTGTAATCCAAGAATTTTATCTCTAATAAATATATCAGGAAGTAATGGAGCTTCTCCATCTCTAGCTATTTGAGCCATATTCATCTTGGTCAAATCATCTTGAGGTAATTGTCCTACAAATGTTATTTCAATATCACCTGTACCTTCTATATCTTTAGGATTTATTTTTTCTTTAAAGTATTGTCTGTTCATATCCTGACCTGACAACTCCATACTGTCAAAGGATTCAGACATATACTGATCAAATATTATCATACATATTTTTTTATAAGCATTTTCAAGTGCTTCTATTCTAGGAGATATAATAGAATCGATACCTTGTCTTAAGGTATTAATTGCAAATCCTGATAATTGGAATTGTATATCTCCGTAAAGTGTATGTGGTACTCCACCTCTTTGCATCTCTCCTGAGATTAATCCCATAAACGATCCTGTTTCTCTAGCTACTTCCATTAATCCTAGTGGTTGTACATCTTCTCCTTGTGCCAAAGATATTTCTGTACCTTCTTTATATGGATCTTCATCAAGAGATTTTGTACCATCTCTTGATATAATTTTTAATCCTTGCCTTCTAGCACGGGAAGTTAGCTCTAACATAATAGACATTATTTGATTATTCTTTTCATAATTTTCTCTATTGTGTTTGTAAATAGATTCTCCATAATCAGCAATCGTGTCATCAATAGGAGTCATATCATTGAGTGCCTGTATCATTGGAGCTGACCCCACAGGCCCCAAAAATACAGGCACCTCGTCTGCTCCGTGAGGAGTAGGTTTCTTAGCTACTCTTCCGTTAGAAAGAACTACTGTGTTCATTTCTTTATCGTAATAATCATATACATCTATCCAATCTTCATCATCATAATCTTCGTTTCTTGGAAGTTTAATATTGTATTGGCTTTCAACTAAGTCTTTAGATTTTTTAACTTTATAACAAGCCCACTCTAGCCCTTCACTACCAAGTGACCAATATGTGTGCATTGGATCCCAAGGTGTAATATCTACATAAGTATCTTCGTCTTTATCTTTTACAAGTAAAGCTCTACCTGCATACCATCCTCTAAGAGTTATATACCAAGCAAGTTGATTTTTAATAGATGGCATAGAATGTCGTTTGATTCTTTCATCAGCACTTTTTAAAATACCTAGAAAGAATTTTTCTTTCATATTGTTTGCTTTTCTAGCTTCTTCTTTTTCTGCTACATTAGGTATTCTTGCTACCATTTCACTTCCTGTAACAAAAGAAATAACTTTATCTGCAAAGGTTGAAGGTTCATTTGAGGTGTATGATTGATAACCATCACCTGCATCATAAGGATCTAGTCTATAAAGGGAATAATCCCTGTCCATTCTGTTTCTTAATGGTTCAGTAGCATCGTAATGACTCTCTACTTTATCTATAATTCTTTCAGGCTTATAATTTGCTCGTGCCATTTACCACCTCTTTACACGAATTGTTGTTCTATTTTCTATGTGAGCATAACCAAAATGGTTAATCAAGCCATATATTACAGCTTTCACACCATGATTATACTTATCTTCGGGTTGATTGCCAACTATATTTCCATCTCTATCTGTTTTCCACTTGTAAACAAGTGTTTGTCCATTGAATGGATTAGGTGCTGCACCAAACTCTGATAATATTCCTTTGCATTTAGGGTTAACAATTAATCTTGGCTCACCATTAGGAGATAATTTTAACATAGATTTTAATTTTTCAGTACCATCATTGATCTTAACTTTCTGTGAATCTAAAAACAATCCTGTTTCACTTAACCAAACTTCTGCAGGAGCTGCCATAGCCTGATGCTGATATCCTGCTACATCAATTACTCCAAACTGTACATCATTCCACCATTCTCTGTTCTGACAAATGTTAATCATTTCTTCTGTTATTAAGTTTTGTTCGTAAACCTCATCGATAATTCTAACTTGGTCATCGCTGATCTGTATCGCTTCGATAGCATAGCCACCTGCATATCCCGGATCCATCCACAAGTGCACAGGTTCGCTTGGTATATACTCAGCCTTTTCTGATATATGTCTATCACTTCTGAATTCTTGGAACACGATTCCTGTAGGTGGTGAAGGAATACCTTCAATCCTTTCCATAAAGAAATCATCACTAGCTTCATTCTTGAGTTTTTGTATTTCAGGGTCATCCTTGCCTCCCGGATATAAGTGTTTATTTGTATATGAAGGAAGAGAAAACGATTTTTCGTCTCCTGTTCCGTACTTCCATGACTGAAATAAAGAAGGGTACCACCCAAGGCTACCTTCAAATGTTCCTGCTAGAAACATCCATGCTGCTTTAGGTGCACATCTACCTCTTATCCTGTAATAACTTTCTAAATCTAGCTGACTAGCCTCACATCCTATGATTCCGTCAGGTGCTCTCATGGCTAAAGTCC